TAGGATTTAAATTAGCCGGAACATCTTCGTCAAACTCGATAACGTTCCTTGGAGTTTTTGTATATTCTATTTTCATTATTTTCCTGCTTTTACATAAGCACTTGATTCAGATAATTCTGAACCAGCATAATTAACAAAATTAGTTATTGTTTCATTTAATTTTCTACCACCTAATTGTTCTAGTTGATATGCAACCATTGTGATAGCAAATTTAGAAGAAATCCATTGTCCATCTTTTTGGGCTAGTTCTTTTTTAAATTCGGTATATCCCATGTTGTTATAAAAATGACTAAAATATTTGTAGTATTCTTTTATTGCTCTATCATCACCTTTTGCCATTTTCTTAGCTTGTTTTACAATATATCCAGAGTGTGGTTTTAATCCGTACTTACGGCCATTTCTTAACAAATAAGTATGCATAATTCCCCAGGATAATCCACCACCTCTTGCTTTCGATCCTTTTATTTCTGCTTTAACATTTCCAAATTGTTTGTTATCTTTAAACATAAGAATACCACCACTAAATCGTAGCGATCCATTTTTTGCTGACCAATAACTACCACCTTTTGATTCTAAATCAAATCCTAGATATTTGTAGTTTTTAATAAGTGATTTATCTATATTTAATTCTTTGATTGGAACGGCTTTTGTCATTGGACCTTTGAGTGATATACCAACCAATGTTCTGTCTAAATAGTTTTGTAGTATATCACCATTCAATGAGTTGACGTTTGAAGAGTCTAAAGATTCTACATCAAATCCTTTATCGATTGCCCATACGTCTCCAGGATTCCATTTATCATCTTTTAAAGCTGTCTCTCCCATATTTTTATATGCTTCGTTTTTCTTTGCATATATTCTTATCATCTGTGCACTACCACGATGAATAGTATGTCCTTTTTTAACATAACCTTTTTTAATTAATTCTTTTGAAATGTTGTAAGACGATAACGCCCACTCATCCGGCATATCTGATATTTCTTTAAATGTAGCATCAATCTTTGCACTCTTGTATGCATTCTTCATTATCTCTTCTGTAAAAAAATCTAGTGGTTGGTTATATCCATGCTCAAGCATTGCGTGCATCATAACCGCATTGTGTGATTCATTTCTTTTTGTATCTTGTGTACCAGAACCTGCACCACCGCCACCACCACCAAATACTTTTGATTTAAGTAGGTTGTTTGATTTTATTTCTTTCCCGGATTTGTCTATAAGAGAGAATCCACCACGACCAAATGCGTCTGGATTCTTTTTAAATGTTTGTGCGTCTTTAACTACCTGGTCGATATATTCATCTCCTACTGTAAAAGTTCCACCTTTAACTAATTCTAAAGGTTTCTTATCTTTTACTAATCGGATAAGAATATCGATTCTATGTTCACCAGTCTTTGAATTGTTCGCATCAAGTTGCGCTGGAGTTAACGCAGTACCTTCAACGATATTATGTCCTTTAAAAGAAATCATAGTTCTATTTATAAACTATTTTTTCTTAAAGAATGGATTTGGATAAATTTCACCCTTATTATCGTAAGCTATAATCTTTTCTCTGTGCAAAACCTTTAAACTACGATTTACACCTTCTTTAATTCCTCTTTGATAAGAATAATGAGCAAACCAGCCAGAAGCTAGTGATATTAAGATGAAGGTTGTTGGGTCCATATTTCGTACTCCAATAAAAAGGTATCAGTCGAATATCCTGGTTTATCCACCATATTCTTTATCTGATACTTGTTGTAATATTTATCCGACCGAAGAACCCATCTTCTGTGGGTTCTATCAGCTTTACTATGGAAGGTTTCCGTAGTATGGAAAACCTTTATATTTGCGGACATTCTTCGAATCTCTTTTCAACGAGCATATCAACTAATACGTCTTCAGTTAACTTTTCTGAATACGCATCTTGAAATGTCATACCAAGTTCTTTTAGTATCTCATTGGTATCGAGTTCTAAAACATCGTCTTGGATTCTTTCCTTAATTGTTTCATTATATTGACAAGACATATTTTAACCTCCTAATAAATTTTTAATTTCTGCTCCACATTTTCCACAGGTTCTTTGACCACCTGCAGAATATCCAGAGATGTAAAGTGGACCAGTCCAATCGACGTTATATACATCGTCAAAGACGTTTCCACGGGCTTGATTAAGTGCTGGTGTTTTAAAATTCTTAGCTTTAAGAATATCACCGAATTTGAATTTTGGGTTTGTAAGATTAACAAATCCCCATACGCTAGAACCAGATATAATTTTTAAGTATTTTCTACCTTCTTCAATATTTAGTTCATCTGCGAATTTATTGATTTTATCTTCTACTGCGCCAAAACCAGATTTTCTGCAAAACCTATCGTATCTGTTTGTGATGTTATCTAGTAAAAGATTAACTGCGTAATCGAAATTTTCTTGAGTAGGTATCATTATTTAACCTCCTGTGCTATAGCTGCTTTAGCAACTCTTCTGGAACCTTTGGAACCAAACCTTTTAAAAAGTTTAGCAACTTTCGGAGAATAACCCCCGGAAGTACGACCCCAAGTACCAGCTTTTTTTCTTCCTATTTTTTTGTCTACGTTGTTTTTCATTTGACTCCTTTTTTTAAATTAACAAGAGTATTATACCATGGTTTAGAGGAGTTGTAAACCTCTTTTTTGAAAAGTTCACGTAAAGTTCACGAACAAAAAAAACCAGCCGTTTCCAGCTGGCTTTCTCATCATATAATTAGTCTTCTGTTTTACTTAAAGTGTAAATACCATAAGCAAGTCCTGCCCATGCTAATAGTTTGGCTATACCACCAAATAGAATAATAGAACCACATACGACAATAATCGTAAGTCCATCCCAGGATGTTCTTTCATATACTCTATCTTGTACCCAGTCTTTTACTGTTTCTAACATATCTTCTCCTATATTTTAAAATCCGTAAAGGTATCTTTTGTTTCTCGATCTCCCCACGTGCTTATTGGTTTATCCGGACTCATATCAGATACTATATCTGTTTGAGCTGATTCTTCTACATCGTATAATTTCATACGGGAACGATCAATACCAACAACAAAACGTTTGTATTTAGTAGGATCGTTATAACGATTCTTCAACTGTTTTACCAGTATCTGGCCAAGTTCATCAAGTTCCTCTGTACTAATCAGAGCAAACATGAGGTCTGCCGTTGCTGGTAAACCAAATGATTCCGAAGTGTCCTCCAATCCAATATCGGTACTACCGAAACCAGACCTAGTTGTTTGCGTTGCGCTAACAATAGGGACGTTAAATTCGACCGCCAAACCACGAAGTTCTTCCGCTATAGCTTTGACATACGAATAAGTATTTATACTTCCCCCGAGCCCACGCATACGCGAGGAAGCACATATATTTAAATAATCGATATAAATTATATCGGGTTTAAAATTCTTTTTTAGTTTTAATTCGTTAAGTAATGCTCTGAAGTGACCAGTGTGTGCTGCGCCAGTTGGATATTCTTTTATAATTAGTTTACCAATACTTGATTGTGCAATCTTTTCTATCTTTGTATTAAATACATTCTTTGGTAATGTTTCTAATTGTTGGATAGGTAAATCCATTAGGTTAGCATCTATACGTTCTGCGATACGTTCTTCTGCCATTTCCATTGTAATGTATAAAACATTTTTTTGTATTTGTAAATTAGCAGCTGCTGCGTGGCACATGAATAAAGATTTACCCACGCCCGTACCCGCGAGAGCGATGTTTAGAGTTTTATTTGGTAAACCACCTTTAGTTATTTTATTAAAGTAATCTAAATCCCATGGTATTCTAAACTCTTCGCTATTATAAAATTCGAATCTACCTTCACTATTATCAATATAATCGTGACCGATATTTTGGTCGAAAGAAGTACCCAACGCATTAGTTAGTATTTCTGGTATACTTCCTTCGCCTTTTTCTTTATCTTTACCATCAATAATGTTAATTGATTCCATTATGGCTAAATAAACTGACCTATCTTTGCACCATTTTTCTGTTTCGTTAATTAAGTATTCGGTATCTAAATCAGATTTAGTTTTTAATTCTTGGATTAGCTGACCAGCTGAATTAATTATTTCATCGTGTGCATTTACCTTTTGCAATTCTAATTCTAATACTTTACCTGTTGGTAACTTATTATGTTTGTTTACAAAAGATACAATTAAATCGAAGACGGTTTTATGTGCGCCTTCGAAGTATTCTTTTTTTAGATAAGGTATAACTCTTCTACAATATTCTTCACTATGTAAAAGATGATTAAGGGTGTGTGTTTGTATTTGATTCGTTATGTCCAATTCCTATGCTCGCTACATTATTTTTTTCGGCTTCTTCTAAACTTTCTGTAATGATATGTTGTAGAATAGCACCCAAATAGTTTTTAAAATATTCATCTTGTTCAAGCTCCTGTGGATCGAACTCTGCAGGATCTTGTAAGTTATAGGTAAAAGATAATCTTGCTGTGTCAAGTTCTGAGTCTTCTTTAATACCAACTTTTCCATAAACAACGATAATGTCTTTATATTTACCTGTCTTAAGTTTTACTCCATAGAATTCTATATTTGCTGATTCAACTATGGAGTAATCTTTAGTGGTTATATTATACATCATTTTCTTCCATTTGTAAATCTAAATTTACATCTAATAATGGTTTATGTCCAATTTGATAATGACCTTTAATAAATTGTTTAAAATCTGTTTCTTCTAATATAGGTTTCCAGAACTCTTCAGTTAAAGTATCTTTTTGTCTAACCTTTGGTTCTACTATTTCGCCAGTTTCTTTATCGACTCTAGCATACCAACCAACATTTGGTTTTACAACATATCCGCCAGCAAGACCAACATCGAGTAATCCAGAATAAGGTTCTATACCACCTTCCCAAGAAACTGAAATAGGTACTTTAGATTTTTCTTTTACGAATCTAGATTTTTCTACATTGATAACAAAGTTATAACCTTTAACTTCTGTACCTTGTTTTTCTTGTTGTCTTCCTATAATCCAAATGTTATCTGCTGAATAGTAAATACCTGTTCCACCAGATACGATTGCTTTTGGAAATAATCCCATCTCTTGATAAGTATGGTTAACTGCTAAGAGTGGAATGTTTTTCATAGTTAGATATGGTGTAACCATTCTAAATAAACCTTTTAATGCTTTTGCTCTTGACATATCAGCAACAGATTTTTCGTTTAGTGCATCTTCTAATTCTTTTTTCGATGCTAAATTACCGATAGAATCTATAACAATAATAACTTTATCACCACGTTCTATTTCATCTAACTGATTAACTAAATCGAATTTAAGTTGTTCTACATCTGTAATAGGTGTATGTAAAACTCTGCTAGGATCGATTCCAAAAGATTCAAAATAGTTCTGTGGAGAACCAAACTCTGAATCATAGAATAGCATAACAGCATCTTTATGTTCTTTCATATAAGCTGAACCCATTAGTAAAGCAAAAGATGTTTTAAAATGTTTACTTGGACCAGCTAAAACAGTAAGTCCAGATGTTAATCCACCATCTAAATCGCCAGAAAGAGCTGCGTTAATCATTGGGACAGATGTGCTAACTACATCTTTCTCTGCAAAAAATATAGAGTCTTCTAAAATATCTGTACCTTTTATCTTAGAATTTTTTTTCAGTTTATCCATTACACCCATAACTACCACCTCCGTTCGGGAAATTTATTTGTTAATGTTTTTTCTTTTTTACGCCACCTTGCAATCGCTTCTTTTTTCTTACGTTGTCTTTTAGCAGCAGGCTTTTCATAAAATTCTCTTTTACGAACTTCTTGTACTATACCAGCTCTATCACAAGCTTTTCTAAACTTACGTAATGCAACATCGAATGGCATTGGTTTAGGTGGACCTTTAAATTTCTTTCTTGCTTTGGGATGAGGTTTCCTCGGTCTTAAATCTATACTAGGCAACGAAGTCCTCCCCAGATTCCCATCCACAACCAGTTAGTCCACCAGATTTAAGTGCTTTTACTGTTCTTAGTATTTCATCTGCACTTCTTCCGGTATCTAACTCATTACAAGATACACTCTGAATAATCCCTTCCGGGTCTAAAATAAATGTTGCACGAAAAGCAACACCTTCACTATCGTTGTAAACTCCAGCTTCTGCTGCTAATTCACAACCACAATCACCAGCTAATGGATGATTGATATTTGCAATCAAATCATTTGTTTGCTTCCAATTCAATTTACAAAATTCGTTATCTCCGGAAATACCTAAAACGGCTGCTTCATCAAGTAGCTTATCCATTGCTGCTATTTCGGTTGGACAAATAAATGTAAAATCTTTTGGATAGAAATAGATGACTGACCATTTACCATCAAGGTCTTGGTTAGATACATCTATAATGTTATTACTTCCATCAACAGCTTTTAAACTGAATTGTGGAAATTCTTGACATACGCCTAACATACTTTTTCTCCAATTAATTTATTATGGGGTACATTATACCATAAAATCATACGCTTGTAAACCCCTTTACCAAGTCATATTGAATTCCTGCTTCTTCAAACATTTTAAATGTTGTAGTGCAAGATTGTTCCCATCTTTTTTGGGTAAATTCATTTTCAAATACTGGTGAAACTACTCGTACTACTCCAGCTTGAATTATTCCTTTTGCACATTCATGGCATGCTGGTAATGGATATATGTACAATGTACTTCCATATAATGATACACCATTTTGTGCAGCATTAAATATGCAGTTCATTTCTGCGTGTACTGTATATTTGTATTTGGTTTCTCTATCTGCATATTTAGCTGGGTCATCGTTTACACCTTTTGGGAATCCATTATATCCTTGTGCAAGAACTGAACCACCTAATACTGCAATCGCTCCTACTTTTGTGCTAGGATCTTTTGACCAAGTAGAAACTTCTTTTGCTAATCGTAGGTATCTTTTGTCCCACTTATCCATATAAAGAACTCCACTTTCTAAGTTTTTCTTCTTTGATTTTTACTCTATCTTCTATTTGTTTTTCTGTAACTACACCGTTATCTAATAGCCATTCTATTAAGGTAACGACATCACCAATTTCATCTTGTAATTGTTTTCTATAAACAGCACTTCCTTTTGTTCTTATCATTTTACTACAAGCTTGAATTAGTTCTCCACACTCTTCCATCAAGATTGTATATGCTTCTGCTTTTTTATCCATATAAATGTTTCCATATAAAGTTGTTTGTCTTTCTTTGTTCCATTGGGTCTTTTCTGATTGCGTCAGTTTTCAATGGTAATTTATCTCTATCTAATATCTTTTTTGGTACTATGTTTTTAAATGTTTCTTTTAGTACAGTCTTTTCTCCCATTCTTTGTGACCATGGTAAATTTAAAGCGTGTACAATAACTGCTGGTGCTAAGAATGGTGCACGTAATTCAACAGTCGATCTCATCATTGTTCTATCTAATTTTGGTAAATGGTAATATGGTAATTCACAAAATACATCTGAGTATTGGCTATCATATTCTTTTGCTCTACGATAACCACCAAATAATTCATCGGCACCATCACCAGTTAATACATTATGAAATTCTAATTCTTTTAGTTTTTCTGCCATAGCTATTTGTGGTTTAACTGAACCAAGATCGACAGGTGATTGGTGTACCTTTACTGCATACTCATCCGTTACACCATCTAATTCTACGTCTAACGCATTTTTATCTACAAGCTTAGCATAACTACGTTCTTTATTTTCTACGTGAATAGACGTAACATTTAGTCCTTGTTCTTTTATTAATCCATGTATAATAGTAGAATCTAGTCCACCAGATAATAACATGGAGACATCTCTAAATCCTTGGCATCTTAATTTAACAGCTAAGGAAAGATCGTCGTATAGGTTTGTAATCGGAACTTGGTTCCAATCCCAATATGGGTATTCTCTACCTTCGTATAAAAAGTGTCCAGGTTTTAATTGTGCTATTTCATTCCAAGGTGTTTCACCAGTTGGGTCATATCCCCATTTCATAACATTTGAATGGAATAGTTCGTTCTCTGTGACTGGTCCAAATTCTTTTAATATATCTATTTCACTTGCTGCTGCCATTAAATCTCTGCGATAATATACAGGTTTAATTCCTAAAAAGTCTGTGTAGATAATTGGTTTGTCATTAAAGAAAGTAATAAAACTCCAGAACCCATCGAACTTATGAAAGAAGTCATGTGACATTTCTTCGCGATATGTTTTATGTATCATAATCGCATCGGTTTTATAATCACCAAAGTCTTTATAATTAAATATTTCACCAACAAACATACTTGGCGCTTCTTTACCAAATCGTAAAGGTTGTATTGATATTTCAGGATCGGGATCGACCATAGGCAAAGCTATGTGTGCTAGATTATATCCTTTGTATTGTTGGAAACCTTTATATTCTGGTAATCCACGATAAGACATTTTGTCTATATATTTTATTACATTATATTTTGAATTATCTTTTGCTATTAAAAATCCGCACATTATCCATTCACCATTTGATTTAAACTATATTTATCAACGACAAAGCAATGTAAAGATGTGGCACTAAAATGTATAGTACCAGGTACTGCATCTAGTCCAGATTGATCGATTAACCATAAACATAATCTATTTGCAAAGTATAAGTCGTTATGTAAATGACGCATAACATCGCAAGATCGCATGTGATATGCGCAATGTAATTTACCGTTACGTAACATAAAATGCCAACCAAAAGTACAAGGTACACGTTCGCCTTGAAGTGCTGCTGTACCGTCTTCTGGAAACCAAATAGGAATATAGCATTGTCTTGTTGTTGGTTCTTTTCTTAATAAATCTGCTGCAGTATTTAGATTAGCAATATTAAATCTAATACCTTTATCTTTTGTTGATTGCCACATACGTTCTGGATACGAATGTGAGAAAGCTTCGTCCATTAAATATTTATCTGTATCTTTTAACCAATGTACATGAGATGGCGGTGGATTGCAAGGATAACCACCAACACGTTCTTCAAAGTGTTCATCTGCCCATGGTTGTGTAGCGTTTAATTCTTCACTAGCTTCTGTTCCATTATCATACATTTGTGCTTGCATATCAGCGTGAAGTATTTCAATAAATGCTGGATGCTCTGTAGCACCCTGCCATCTTTCTGTTTCTATTTCGTATCCGTTTTCTAGTAAGTCTTTTCTTAAATTGTATAGTCCATCTTTAAGAGTCTGTGTCATCTTTCACCCGGTTGAATATATCTCGATTTGGATCTTGGCCGTCAATATCGTGGTCGAGATAAGCAGCAAAGAAAGCTGCATAGTTAATTAAGTCAACTGCTGAATCGTGTAGTGATTCAAAGTTTTCTACATATTGTTCATCGTCTTTCATAGCATCTAAAACAGAATGCATACGATTAACTTTACCAGTCATAATATCTAAAATGGTTTGTGCACCATTTGGATAATAGTCTGCTTGTCGAATCCTAGATTTAGGATTTTGGTAGTCATTGCCTTTCTTAACAATAAGTTCGGCTGCGTTTTTAAGTATATCTAAAGGTTTCATAATTGTGTTATATTATACCATAGTTTCATTGGTTTGTAAACCCTTTTTTTGTAAAACTATTCCTGTTTGGAAATAAGGAATAATATCTACGTCAGGGTTCTGTTTGTGATAAGTGTTCATAAAGAACGTGTAAGGTAAATGCCTATGAATAAAAGAACCATAATATTCCATTGGATTATTTTCCATCACAATATCAGTAATCATTTTGTGTAGCAAATAAGGTTTTTTATTCTGGGTAGGGTCTTTGATAAGTGTAATAAATTTTCCACCTGGTTTTAATTTTGTAATAGCTTTATAATATAGTTCATCAATTAAATTCCAATAAGCTTGACCTTTCAGAACACCGGCATTTTTTGTGTCCTCATAATTTACATTTTTAAAATCTCTCTTTCTATAATCTCCGTTTGGTCTTTCTGGTGAATCAGATTGTTTTCCACCTAATACTGGATATGGAGAACCTGTTATAATCATATCAACACATTCGCCTTCGTATCCATGTTCATCTAGTAAAGAAATTAAGTTTCTTGCATCTCCTTGTATAACTGTTCCCTTTCCTGTAGCAGTACCTCTATCATATTGTACTTGTACAGATCTTTCTGTTATCTTTGGAAATTCTAGTTCTATACCAATACCATCTCTTCCAGCATTTATTGCTTCTACAATTGCTGTTCCTGTTCCTACTGTTGGGTCAAATACCACATCACCAGGTTTAGTTAAATTTTGTATCGCCCACCTATAACCAGACCAATGACCCGGGCAGATGTGTGTGTCAAATCCGCCCTCAGGTTTTACATCGGGAAAGTAATATTTCTTTCTAGACAATTGTGTATAGTATTGATTGGTTGGTGTGTGATATATTTCTCCTAAGAAATTATCTCTACAATAATTGCACGTACAATGATAATCGTTTGGAACTGTTTCTCTGTGATAAACTTTATCAGTTATTCCTGGTGTTTTGTAAGTTTCAAATTGTGCCATATTTCTCCTGGAGTGTTTGTATTCTAACTCTATTGGATTTAGGGTCAAAATGATTTAGTACTTGCATAACATCGTAGCATCCTAAGTATTCAAATTCTAATTCAAATCCTACTGGTATTATATCTGGCATATTCCTATATTCCTTATGGTTATAACGAGGACGATTTGACTTGAAAAACAAGAAATGTGTTAGCTTTTGTTTTTGGAAAGCACTTAGATACCTAGTAATATCATGCTGTACGTTGTACCATTCAGATGCTATTTCCTTAAAATCTATTTTCATATTCCGATACGAGATATCAGCTAAGAATTTATGAGGACCAGTTATACGAATAGCTTCATCTACGTTTTCTATTATATTGTCTTCTAAGTATTCTGAATCTAAATTAGCACGAGAAGAATACCCAGATTTAGACCCAGCATATTCCTCATCGTGCCGTTTGTACATTTCTTCCGTGACGGTTAATTTTAAACTATTAATATAATCCCTGAACATAGTATTCCCATTACAAATCCAAATAAACCTGCTTTCAACATATCTGAAGATTTCCATATATAAGGAAATTGTTGTGAAAGTCTTTTCATATCTTTACTTTTTATTTTCATATTATCTCCTGGCGGTCCGACGGGGAATCGAACCCCGAATGCAGCCGTGACAAGGCTGAGTTATAACCATTTAACTACCGGACCCAAGGTGGTGGAGCTGGTGGGACTCGAACCCACAACCCCCGCGTTGCAAACGCGATGCTCTCCCATTGTCGCTACAGCCCCTGATTCCTAAAAACAAATTCAATAGCACGGTCAGCTTCTTTTTCCATGTCACGTTTTAAATACCAATTACCAGTATCGTTATCTAAAGTTCTGCATATATGTGCAACTTCTTTAGCAGTAATTGGATAACCTTTATTCAAAGCATTACCTGCTGTTGAAACCATTATTTGGTACATCTTAGCGTACCAACCTGTTCCTTGT